ATTTCGGGTATCAGCATCAGCCACAATGATTTCCGAGTAGTAAGACCGACCAACAGTTTCGTTGACAGTTCCAATGAAACCACCAAGAAGCATACGTGCAGGTCGGAAGTAGGATGCAACCGGGATGTCGTAGGTATGAAGCAGGAGTTCGTTGCAGTAGCAGCGAACCTGAAGATTCACACCCGTGAACTTGTACTGGACATCGAATGTGCGAAGCTGGTTGTTTCCCCAAGGGATGAATCCCCGGACTTCAGCATAGTTCGATCCATCAGCAGTCAGGTAGAAGTGGAAACCTTCACCAGATGTGATCCGGTTATAGAACGAAATACGATAAATGGATATACCATCATCTGTGGTAAGTTCTAAGAACTGTTCATTATTGTTAATGTAAAAGTCTTCAGCACCAGCCCGGAAATGGAACCACCATTCATTTACTGCACCGGGATCAGTGATCACCGGAGAAGAAACCTTCATCGCAGGAACAACTTCCAGCGAGTAAGGCACACGATTTGAATCGAAACTCCAACCCGGAGCACCGATCACGGATCCCGGAAAGTGGGACACCGAATTTGAGGCGAAGAGGATATTAGGCATGACGTGTTCCTTTCGTTGTCCCTAATTAGAAGAAGCTGGCTTGGAAGTCGATAGCCCAGACATACCCTGAACTAGCAGTATATGGACCATTGTTGGTATAACCAATTTCAGGAAGGGCAGAGATGTTTGCCTGCCAACCGTTTACCCATCGGGAATGTTGAATCCTTGTATTCAAAGGGTCTCCGTTCCAGTTGTTGATCCAGTTCAAACGACCTTGATTTGGGTCTCCAGAAACGATGTTTGGATTTCCTGCAAGATTCTTATCCCAGTAACCAATCACAAAGTAATCACCGGGTTCAAGGATAAGAGGAGAAGATAGAACATGCTCAATCTGTACGGTAGTGGTAGAAGGAGTACCTCCATCATCATAAGATGCAGATCCTGTTTCATGGACTTCACTGACCATGCCAAAATACCAATACGAAGATTTCTGATCGTTTACCTTGGCAACGATCCAATCATAATCATGGCTTTCGTTCATGATTCCTAGTTTGAATCTTTCAACATTCATACGCGAGAAGGAACGATAGACGTTTGCTTTGAAGTTGGTGTCATCTACATCAAATAAACTAAAGCCAAAAGTTGGAACAGAGAATGGAGCTTCAAACACATATGGCTGTGTACCATGTCCGATGTTGAAGACACGACGTTCTGCTGAATCCCAGTTACGAGCGACACGAGTCGTGTCAAAGAATTCAACCTCAGTCCAACGAATACCATCATCAGAACCTTCGACTATGAAAGACGTAGGCATTTGGAATGCAGCACTTCCGGGACGAGCAGTGAGACTGATCGCTTGTGGTTTCCAAGGAAGTGCTTTGTTGTATCCAATCCAAGAAGATCCTTCAGCGATGGAATTTTCAGCACCTGCCCAGTAGGTGGCATTCGTGTCATCGAAAGCACCATCAGCATTGACCACACCGAAACCAGCGGAACCAAACAGAATAGAACCACCAGTCGCAAGATCCGTACCTGCTGGGGTGTCGAGGAACTCTGCTTCAGACAAAGCACCACCAGACCACGAGTTCGCAGACAGGAATCGGATCCTCCAGCTATCGAAGGTTGGTCCAAAGTTCCGGGTATTCAGTTTCGGCCCTTTCCGAATGAAAGAAGTGATCCAGTCAATTTGGGCATTGATATTATTGTCTCCTGATCCATCCCAGAGGTATTCTTGGATGAGTCGAACAAACCGAGTTCCAGAAGGAATCGGAGTGTCAGAGGAACGAGCAAAGAAGATATTGACTGGGGTTTTGAATAGACCAGCACCATCATTGAATCCAAGAAGAGTTGTGCCATCAGCGGCATAGAACTCAAAACGGATATTGGCCATATCACTTTCACTTGTTGAAGACCCTTGTTGCCAATAGGTTTCGATAGAGCAAAGACCAGCATCAATGTCTGCGTGCCAGACATCCCATAGATACACATCTTGAGATAGAGAAGTGTATGGGGTGTTGGATCCAGCAGGATGGACATTGAATCCACCATAGAAACTGAGGTTTCCTTCAATGGGATCAATTGCTCCATTCTCTTGTTGTACATAAGTTGCAGATCCAAAGATATCCCAACCAAAGACACCAAGCTCAGCATTTTGGTTTCGCATAGCCAAAGGCTGAGGAACACTCTCTATTAGAGGTTCACCAATATCATTCCAAATGACTGCGATACCAAGATCACGTTCGAGAACAGACAAAGTATCTGTAACCGAAAGACCAGTAATCACAGGAATGTTCATGGCATTTACGTCATGTCGATCATCAGCACCCATACCAGTTGTGAAATATGCGACAGCACGCATAGTATCGAGACGGTCATCAGTTCCAATACCAGTCATGAACATGGTGTTATATGAGAACATAGTTTGAAGTTTGTTCGCACGAAGACCAGTGATTCCAAAGAACTCAGCTTCTCTGAGTTCAATTGGTTCAATCAAGGTACAGAGAACAGAATTGGAAGAAATGGCATAACTTTCTCCGATTCCGTTATCACCTCGAACTTCACAGGTGAGAGTCACACCATCAAAGGTTTCATCTGTGAATATCTCATAAGCGTTGGCTCCCGGAATATCTACACCATCTGCCATCCACTGATAGTAGTAATCAGCAGTTGGAGATGCTTCCCAAGTACCAACCTCACAAACAACACGTCCGGGAATGACACCAGATCCGGTGAGAAAGGGTTGAACCACATTCACCGGGGCGAAGCGATATAGGGGACGGGATGCTTCCGGCCCATATAGACTAGGAATCAGGTGAACTCCTTCCCGGATTGACGGTTCAATGTGAACGATGTCAACGCTGCGGGTTTGGTCGTTATCCTGACTTCCTGTGTAAGCAGGAGGATGAGGCATTACCGCAGATCTCCCTCAATGTAGAATGCTGCATCAGCAGTTGCGATGATACGAATCGCGGGCATGTTTGCACGAGGCAAACGAACACAGTTCGAATCATTCACGGTGTACGAGGCTTCAGCCGGAGTGAACCAATTGCCATCACGATCCTGTACCTGAAACTGAACAGTCCCAGTGCGAACATCGCATACGACATTGAGATCCACTGCGTGAGGACCGGCTGCCTGTGCAATCACATCTTCACCACCTTCTTCCGTCTTGTCAGCGATGGTGTACCAGATGGGATTGCAAACATAGTTGGTAGAGCATGATTGACGCATTTGCTTTCCAGTCTTGGTTTAGGTTATAGGCCATTGTGAGTATCGCAATATCACGAATATGGAGCTTCTAGCAATGCTGACACTTCAAGAGGTACAGGACTCGCTGCCAGCAGGGCAGAAAGGAGTTATCACCCAAGACATGGTGAATCAACTCAACAACTTGTCCAAGGATCCGGAGGAAGCTCGGTACATCCGAGAAAACTTCGTTACCTTCAGCCAAGTCTTGAGTGAGGGTCGCTTCAAATTGGGCGATTACGTGCGTGCAGTTATGTACGTGTCTCACAAAGTCATGGGTAAATCGAATCTCGATGCCTACAAGGCGACGTTTCCTGATCGGTACAAACAGATGATTGCTGACGGGCGACAGCCAAAAGACATCGCTTCCTATGTGGCTGCCTACAACAAAGGCAAGCTGGTGAATATGGTTTATGAACGAGCCATGATTCCAACATGGGTTCTGAATCAGGACATGTTTCAATCTGCACTTAACACCCAGTATGAGATCATGAACGACGTAAGCGTAAGTGATAAGGTTCGGGTGGAAGCAGCAAACTCGATTCTGACTCATCTCAAAAAGCCTGAAACAAACAAGGCTGAACTGAAAGTCGAGATTGGAATGAACGATGGGATGAAGGCTCTGGAAGCTCGTTTGGCAGAAATGGCAGAAATGCAGATGAAAACCATCGAAGGAAATGCCATGTCTGTACAAGAGGTTGCAGCACTTCCGCTGAACATTCCTGATGCAGTCGAGGTGAAGGATGAGTGATTTTCTCGGACGCAAATCAGTCGATGATTATCTGAACGAAGTCGATTTCGATTGGCTCAACGGAGGTGGATACCGTCCGTCGAAATTTGCGTTGGAGTTCATGAACTTCATCAAGCTCTGTAATGATGGCCGGGGTGAAGACAACAAGACCCCGGTCATGCACCTTGCGATGCTGGACAAACTCCCGACCAAGCACAAGAAGATCACGAATCTGTGTGCTCGTGGTACTGCGAAAACTACGCTCTTCATGGAATACCTCACTCTGTATTTGGCAATGTTCAACAAGATTCCGGGATTCGGAACTGTTCCCGGTATGCTCTACATCTCAGATTCGATGGACAATGGTGTGAAGTCTGCTCGGGAATCTATCAAAAGCAGATACTACTCCTCGGAGTTCCTTCAGACATGGATGCCGGAAGAAGGTGTGAGATTCACTGAGAACTACATGGAATTTCACAACAAGCAGGGTGGAAAATTTGGTGTGAAGATGTTCGGTGCCAAGTCTGGTATTCGAGGAACCAAGATCTTCAACCGTCGTCCTGTTCTGGCTGTGATGGACGACTTGATCTCAGATGCTGATTCGAAGTCTCCTACTGCAATGGAAGCGATCAACGATACCGTGTACTCGGGTGTGCAGTATGCTTTGGATCCGACTCGTCACAAGATGATTCTGAATGGAACTCCCTTCAATAAGGAAGACATCGTGTATCGGGCAATTGAGTCTGGTGCTTGGGAGGTGAACGTTTGGCCGATCTGCAAGGAATTCCCCTGTGAACGTGAAGACTTTTCTGGTGCATGGGAAGACCGATTCACTTACGACTACGTGCGTGAGATGTATGACTCGGCTGTGAAGGAAGGCAAAGAAAAGTCCTTCCGTCAGGAACTCATGCTTCGAATCACGAGTGATGAATCTCGCTTGGTTCAGGAAGCAGACATCAAGTGGACGCTTCGTCAGGACATCATGTCTCAGCGTCGGAACTACAACTTCTACATCACCACGGACTTTGCTACGTCGTCGAAACAGACTGCTGACTTTTCCGTGATCTCAGTCTGGGCCTATGACAAGGATTCCAACTGGACATGGGTGGATGGTGTCTGCGAACGCCAAACCATGGACAAAACCATGAATGACCTGTTTCGCTTGGTTCAGGAATACCAACCAATGGGGACAGCGGTGGAGATCTCTGGTCAACAGGGTGGATTCATTCCTTGGATCATGAATGAAATGAACCATCGTGGGATCTATTTCAACTTGACTCATGAGAAGGGCAAACCGGGTATTCGACCTGTAACTGATAAGCTCTCTAGATTTCAGTTGGTTGTTCCGTTATTCAAGGCTGGAAAGATCAGCTTCCCCCTTGAGATGAAAGAAACTCGGGTACTGGGCTTGTTCATGGAACAAATCTCGTTGGCCACGAAGGACGGTATCAAAGGGAAGGATGATTGTCTCGATACTATTTCGATGCTCCCTCTCCTGAATGCTTGGACTCCGAATCCTGAAGAACCCATTGAGGTTGAGAAGGAACCAACAGAAACAGCAATCTGGGGTGATGCTCTTCAAGAAGAAGAGTATGCAACCGAACTTGAGGCTTACATCGTGTGAGGGAATACCATGATCGTCACATTCGAAGAATTCACAACGAAGCTCGCTCATGGTCAGTTGAAAAATACTGCTCTGGTCGATGATGCGGATACAGGTGAGATCAACCCCGGTCATGAGGATCAACTCCTTGAATTGACCAATCAGGGATTGGTTGACATTTTCACCAAGAAGAAACTGTTGGAGTCTCGGGCCATTCTGACCCTGACTGCCGGTCAGAACATCTATACTCTGGATCAGTCTCCTGCTGCTGATTTTGAAAACATGATCCGTGTTCTTCAAATTGAAGCTGTTCTGAATGGTTATGAACTGGAAGAAAAGAACAAGCGTGTCTTTGTTCCGAAGAGCAACAAACATGTGACTCTTCCATCAAGTTCGACGATTCGATTCTCGACTTACTTCCTTGAAAACTATCAGCATTCTGTGGATGTGGTTTTCCAAGCCAAACACCCTGTTATTGGTCTGACTGATTCCATCGACATCCCTGCACACATGTATGAGGCACTTGTGCTTTACGTGAGCGGCCTGTACCTGAGCCATATGGGTGGAGAGCAGCATACGGCCAAAGGTGACTCCTACTACGGGTTGTACTTGAAGATGATGGCCGATGATGAAACAAACAACTCATCCGGGACATCCGAAGTCGTTGACGAGGATACCCGATTCCAAGATAGGGGTTTCGTCTGATGTCTCAAAACGATCCAAACCTTTTCGGAGAAGTCTTCAACCAACGTGCCACTATCCTGACTTTTTTCGGGATGCTTGGCGGCTCGGTAAGGGCTGCTGTCCTTAAAACTTCTTGGAAAGAAGGAGTTCGTGTCGTATTCGTGGGTGGTGCCGTTGCATTTGGTGTCGGAGTTCTTGGGCCTGTGATTATGAAACCTTGGATTGGAGAGTTGCCAGATGAAATGGCTGGAGCAATGGGGACACTCACTGCTGCTTCATTTCTTATTGGTTTGGTGGCCGTGACTCTTGTCGAGCGTTCCATCGCAGGTGAATCAACTAAAACTCTGGAATCACAACGTCGTGAGTATCTCCCCAATGACGAGGAGAAGTCCAATGAATGAGAATCATTCATACATCCCCCAACTTCGGGTAGAGAAGACAACCCAAAACAAAGATGATCTGAGAGTGATGATTGCAGGAACATTGTTCTGCATTTTCATGATTTTGATGGAACCATTTGCATTCAGAGTCTATGATTTCATCTGGGCTGATCGACCATTTGTATCAGCTACAGTGGAGATCATTGGGGTGGAAGGATCTAATATTCCTGTCATCAAGTATGATGCTGATGCTACTCAGAATGTGACTGGAACATGGATTGTCAGTATTCATGAAGCAGGTGGTGATCGTATCACTTCCCGTCGTGGACCGGGGTCTTACAACGCTCTTGAAGATGATCCCAAGATCTGGACTTGGGCTGCTTTCTTTGACAATGAACAGGATACGAACACACCAGTCGTACCCACATTTCCATTTTTCATTTGTGTTCAATATGATGTGGATGCTCGGGATTCGGGAGTTAATGATCAGACTGAAAATTTCTGTTCTGATGTCTATAATCCTTCAAATCCTTTCTACGAACTGAATGATCTACTCGAAAGGGTCGAATGATGTACTCAGCAAGAGAATACCAAGGACGAGTGAACGGGATCATGGGTGGTCCCGTTTTGACTGTTGATGGGATGATTGGACCAAAGACTCGTCAAGGGATCCAAGAAGCCATGAAAATCAAAAGAGTTCGAAATGTCGAAGACCTGTTCACTCGGGGAGTACGTGGGGTTGTCTGGCATTGGACTGCTGGTGCTCATGGCGTTATTGAACTTGAACGTGATCACTACAACTGGATCTTTGATCGTATGGGCAACATACACGATGGCAATCACACAGTGCAGGATCAGGTCAATTACGATTGGCGTGCCGGAGTGGGTGCATCGCATACCAAATCTATGAACACAGGATGGATTGGGCTTTCTGTCGATGCCATGGCTGGAGCAGTCGAATCTCCTTTGAATTGGGGAACGAATCCTCTGACATGGGAAGGCATTGATGCTATGCTCGATTGGACCATGGATCTTTGTGAGGAATACGATATTCCAGTATCGCCATGGACTACACTTAGCCATGCTGAAGTTCAGCAAACTCTGGGTGTGAAGCAAAGATTCAAATGGGATTACAAGGTTCTTCCCGGTGATACTCGTGCTCGTGATGCTCGTGTAATCGGGGATATCCTTCGTGACAGGATGATTACACGATGATCGGACAACGCCAACTCATCATGCTTGTAGTAACAGTCGCTCTCTTGGGAGCGACTTTTGCTTATGGTTTTCACAAGGGAACAGTGAACCAGATTGAGAAATTCGCTGAAGAAAAACAGAAACTTCAGAACGATGTCATTGATCTTGAAGCAGATCTCACTGTAAAGGCTGCTGAGATTCTAAGACTTCAGATCGAACGAGAAGGGTTGATTGATGAACTTGAAAATGCTGCCCTCACTGCGGACGGTGCTTCTGCTCCCGGCGTTGCTGCTACTGGCGGCTTGCGCAGGTTGGAGCGGAGATGGTCTACGGATCCAAGAACTCCCTGAGAACGTAGTCGAACCATGTCCTCATCCAATGGATGTAATCAGGACAGTTTCAGGTTCTTCTGTTGGTTCAGATGAGATCAGAATGGGTCGTCTTGGCGATGCTCTTATCGAATGTGGTCAAGAAAAAGAAATTGCTGTAGAGGGTTATCAACGACTCTCTGAGATCCTGAAATAAGGAACATCGCCGTGAAAGAAGAGATGAACATGTACGTCCAGTCGAGCAACCAGAACCAAAGTTCTGGCGATGATCCTGTTGATGCAAACGAACTGACTTCTGAAAAGCAGTCTGAATCTCTGACTGATTGGAAGAAAGAACCATCTCTGACTGAGCTTCTCTCTGATCTGGAGTTTGCTCGTACTGAGACTGATGATCAAAAATCCAATGTCCAAGGATGGTTGGATCTTCGAAATGCTACGGGTGCTGAAGCCCCGAAGAAAGCCAAACCCGGTCGATCAGCGGTTCAGCCAAAGCTCATTCGCAAACACAACGAGTGGCGATATCCAGCTTTGACTGAACCGTTCGTGAACACGGATCGGATGTTTGAGGTTCTTCCTCGTACTGAGGAAGATGGCCCCAAAGCCAAACAGAACCAGATTCTACTGAATTGGCAGTTCGATACCAAAATCAACAAGGTCGATTTTATTGATCGCTACGTCCGCACTGCTGTGGACGAAGGTTCTGTTGTGGTTCGTGTCGGTTGGGAGCGGGAATACATGACCCGCGAAGTTGAAGTTCCCAACTACGACTATTTCCCGGTCATGGATGATCAGGGAGCACAGATGATCATTCAGGCTGCCCAGATGCTTCAGACGGAAGCACCTGAGTACGAATCCTTGCCTGACTCCTTGAAGGCTTCTGCCGAAAAGACTCTTGAGCTTCAGCAGCCAGTTGAAGCCAAACAGAATGGTACGACCATGACTGTTGAAGAAGTCATGAGCAAGAACTGCCCATCTCTTCGCATCGTGAACGTGGCAAACCTGTTTGTTGATCCTGCATGTGAAGGCGATTGGGAACGCGCTTCGTACATGATCTACACATATGAAGCCACTAAGTCTGACTTGATGGCCAAAAAAGAACAGTACAAGAATTTGGACAAAGTGGACTGGGAAGCGAATAAGATTCAGTCCCAGCATGGAAATCCAGATCATGAGTCTCAGACTCCTCATACCGATATGCGTACCAATTCGGACAAGCAGCCGGTTCTGGTCTATGAATACTGGGGTCTATTCGACACTCAGGATACTGGTGTAATGGTTCCAATCGTGGTGACTTGGGTTGGAAACACCATCATTCAGATGCAAGAAAACCCGTTCCCAGACAATCGTCCTCCGTTTGTCTTGGTTCCGTATATGCCAATCCTGAAGTCTGTGTTCGGTGAAGCAGATGCTTCGCTGCTGCAAGACAATCAGCGTATCATCGGTGCTGTGACCCGTGGTATGATTGACCTTATGGGTCGTTCTGCTAACGCACAGACTGGTTATGCCAAAGGCTTCCTCGATCCGATCAACAAGCGTCGGTTCACCAATGGTGAGGATTTCGAGTTCAATCCCAATGGGGATCCTCGTGCCAATATCCAGCAGATGGTGTATCCGGAGATTCCGAGGAGTGCTCATGAAACGATCATGGCCCAGAACCAAGAAGCTGAAGCTCTCACAGGTGTTAAGAGCTTTTCCGGTGGGATTTCAGGTGATGCTTACGGTAGCGTTGCTACCGGTATTCGTGGTGCTCTGGACTCTGCTGCAACTCGTGAAATGAGTATTCTTCGTCGTCTTGCAAAAGGTATGCAGGACATCGGAAAAAAGATCATCGCTATGAACGCTAAGTTCCTGAGCGAAAAAGAAGTTGTTCGTGTTACTCATGATCAGTTCGTAGAGATTTCTCGTGAAGAACTGATGGGTAACTTCGATCTGAAAGTGGACATCTCCACTGCATCGGTTGATGAACAACGTGCCAATGATCTTGGTATGGTTCTTCAGACTGTTGGTCCGGAAATGGATCCCAACATTCGGAACATCATTCTCAGCAAGATCGCAGATCTCAAGCGTATGCCTGATCTGGCAGAAATGCTTCGTACTTATCAGCCACCTCCTCCTGATGAAATGCAGGTGGCAATGGCTAAAGCTCAGCTTGCTGAAATTCAGGCAAAAGCTGAACTCGATGCTGCACGAGCCGAAGAAGCAAGAGCCAAAGCTGCTCAGATCTTCCAAGAAGTGGATATGATTGGTAGCGGTGAAAAACATCGTCAGGATATCCAGAAGATGGGTGCTCAGGCACGCGGAAATCGTGATCTGGAAATCACCAAAGCTCTGACGAAAGGTGAAGCTCCAAGCCAGAACATCGAAGCAGCAGTCGGTTTTAACGAACTGACTAAAGCCAAGAACGATAACGATACTGCTCCAAAACTTGGTTCCGGCTTCCGAGATCCCTCTATGGTTCCACCACAATTGGCTGGACAACAGCTTCCGATTGGTCCATTGAGCACCCAGTAAGACTGAAGGGGGACTGAATACCTCAGTCCCCCGGTCCAATACTGGAGAAGAAACATGGATCTGTACAACGCTTCCATGGGGGAAGAAGAACCCCAAGAGATCGAACTCACTCATGAACAATATGTTGAAGCAAAGACCCACTATGAGGGTATCATTGCACGGAGTGAGGCAGCCAAACGTCTGGCAGAGAATGAAGATTTCAAATCTCTAATCATCGACGGATACCTCGACGACGAACCCAAACGACTTGCTGATCTGATGGCTTCAGGCCGTCTCACGCAAGGTACTCTGGATGCTTGCTCTGCGGACATTCGTGCTGTTGGTTCTTTCCGGAACTACATGAAAATGTTCGTTGAACAGGGTGGTATTGCAGAAGCAGAACTTGCTGCTTTGGAAGAAGCCCGAGAAATCGCACTGAAAGAAGAAGCAGCATTGGCCGGGTAATCCCCGGCTTTTGCCTATCAATTTTGCCCAATGATGGAGAAAGATCATGGCTAAACCGACGACACTCAAAGACTTCGAAAACATGTCCGATGAGGATTTCCTGAAACTGGATGAAGAAGACTTTTCGGGTAACATGCCCGAAGGTGAAACTGATTTCACCACTCATGCTCCAGTCGAAGAGGAAACTCCGAATGTACAAGTTGAAGAAACTCCTGACACCAATGAAACTGTGGATGGTGACGACGGCACTGACGGTGCTGAGTCTGGCAATGCCGGGGATAGCTCTGATTCCCAGTCCGATGCCGAGTTCGAAGAAGCGAACAAAGACGGTCCCAAAGCAGACCCGATGGCCGGTGAAGGAGAATCAGCATCCAAGGATGATGCAAAAACCAAAGAAGGTGAGCAGCCCGATGCAGACACCGGGAAAGAAGGGAAGACTCCCGATGCGAAAGCCGAAGATGGAAAGCCTGTAAAGGCTGAAACTCCAGCAAAAGCTGGGTACTACAAACTTCCTGAAGGAATGGATACTGCGGGTGTTGATGCAGCCGTAGACTTCTACAAGAAGATCACTGTTCCTTTCAAAGCTGATGGAAAGGATTTCTCTGTTCGAAGTCCAGAAGATGCTATTCGACTCATGCAACAAGGCGTGAACTATTCACGTCGTATGCAAGAGATCAAACCAATGAAAGCAATGAATCGGATGCTTTCTGACAATGGTTTGGCCGATCAGAACAAGCTGAACTTTGCAATCGACTTGATGAAAGGCAACAAGGATGCAATTGCCAAGTTGCTGAAAAGTCACAATATCGACCCAATGGATCTTGATACCGAGAAAGAAACCGGTTATCAGGCCACTAACTACGGTGGAAACGCTCAAGACAATGCGTTCCGCGATGCACTGGACGAAGCAATTGCTATTCCTGAAGGTCAGGCTCTGGTTAGCGAGATTCATGCAAAGTGGGATCCAGCGTCCAAAGCTAAATTGAGGGAAGACCCCAGTATTCTGGGCAATCTGACTGAGATGAAACGCTCGGGTGTTTACGACAAAGTAGTGGCTGAATTGGAATATCAGCAGGCACAGGGCTACCTTCGTGGAGTTCCGTTCCTTGCAGCGTTTGATCAGGTCGGACTGGCCATGAAGAACGCAGGAGTATTCGAATCGGCCTCACAACCCGCTGCACATGGCACTCCGATGGCTCCTTTGGCTACTCAGCCACAGGACCAACCAACAGGACAGCCAGTAGCGTCGGGAGCAAGGAAGCCACAGGCACCGAAGAAGCCTGTCGCCAATCCACATCTTTCTTCGACACCTCCTACGAAACAGACTGGAAACCAACCGAACTCCATGCCTGATTTCAATAAGATGTCGGATGAGGACTTCTTGAAGATGGCTCCTCCCGAATAAACGCAACTGAGTCTCTCACATCTATGAAAGGATATCGCCATGACTCAGATTTACAACGCTCCGAAGGTCGGGGATTCGGGTTCGCCCCAATCCAGTGTCGGCCCTCAGTTCAACACCCACTACTGGGATCGCAAATCTCTGATCGACGCTGCGGAAGAGATGTACTTCTCGCCGCTGGCTGATGTCCGTTCGATGCCGAAACACTACGGCAAGGAACTGAAGGTGTTCTACTACGTCCCGATGCTGGACGATCTGAACGTCAACGATCAGGGTATCGACGCCAATGGCGTTGCTCGTGTTCCCGGCACGTTCACTGTCACGTTCCCGATTTCGGGTGTTCGTGTTGCAAACGTCTCGAAAGCGGCTGCTGTGACTGCGATCAACGACAACGTGAACTCTGCTACGGGTACTGCTCAAGTCGTCGCCATCGCTGGTGCTGATGGTTCGGGTGGTACGGGTCTTGCCCTGATCACTCTTACGGACAACGTGATTCACTATGCGAACGAGACCGATGCTGATGCTGCCATTACGGCTGCTGGTGCTGGTGTCAAGCAAGAGAACGTCGGTGCTCTGTATGGTGGTTCCCGTGATGTGGGTACGATCCTTGGCAAGATGCCGATGCTCACTGAGCAAGGTGGTCGTGTCAACCGTGTCGGCTTCACTCGTCTGGAACGGAAGGGTGAAATCCAAGAGTACGGCTTCTTCATGGAATGGACTGAAGATTCGCTGATGTTCGATACCGATTCCGATCTTTACGGCCACCTGAGCCGTGAGATGCTGCGCGGTGCGAACGAGATCAACGAAGATCTGCTTCAGGCTGACCTGCTGGCTGCTGCTGATGTGAAGGTGTATCCGGGTGTCACAACTGCGATTCACGAAATCTCGGGTGCTCAAGGTGCGGTCGATCTTCTGACTGTTACTGACCTGAAGCGTCTGTCGGTGACTCTGGATGACAACCGCACGCCCAAGAAGACCACGATCATCAAAGGTAGCCGTATGACGGATACCCGGACGATCTCGGCTTCGCGTATCGCCTACATCGGCTCCGAACTCCAGATCATGATCTCGGAGTGGGCAGACTTCGTGCCTGTGGAGAAGTACGCCGATGCTGCAAGCATTATGAACGGTGAGATCGGGGCAATCCCAACTGCTCATCTCCGTATCGTTGTGGTTCCGCAGATGATGCGTTGGCAGGGTGTTGGTGCTGCTGAAGGCACCAATGGTGGCTACCAAGCGACCGGTGGTCGTTACGACGTGGCTCCGCTGCTCGTGATCGGTGATCAGGCATTTGCGACCATTGGTCTGCAAGGCATGGGTACTGGTGCGAAGGCGAAGTTCCGGATCATCGTGAAGAAGCCGGGTGAGAAAACTGCTGACCGCAGTGATCCTTACGGCAAGATCGGGTTCTCCTCGATCAAGTTCTTCTACGGCTTCATCAAGCTCCGTGGTGAGCGGATGGCCGTGGCGTACAGCCCGATCCCGGAATAAGTCTATTCCATATGAACTGATTGAGGCCCCCTAGTGGGGCCTCTTTCATTTGCCAAGGTATTTAGTCTGTGTTAAGCGGACTTCACCATGGTAACTCACAAAGGATGAACCCAATGGATGATATCTCCAACAAAACCAACGAAGAACTCCTTACTCTGGTCATGGAGACGGATGACAAAGAAGTTCTGCGGTTTATCGCCAATGAACTGGAAGTGACTTTCTCCGGCAACACAGGGAATTTGACTCTGAAAGAGAAGATCGTTCCTGTGCTGGAAGCTCGTCTCGAAGCAGAATCCAAGCCAGATGAAGATGACCCCATCATGGCTGCTCTGGCTTCGAAACCTGAAGTCGTTGAGGCTCAGGCTGCTGCCAAGAAAGAGCGGAAACTTCTGGATCTTCCGAAAACTGCACTGGCAGAAATTGACCCCCATACTGCGGGTCTGTCTGACATCGAGAAACGTGCTATCGTTCGTGCGAAGGCAATGCGTCTTCATCGTGTGCGTGTTTCGAATCTGGATCCTGCTGACTCTTCGCTGCAAGGTGCAATTGTCACGGTCTACAACAAGTTCACGGGCAAGGTGTCGAAGTACATTCCCTTTGGTGAAGAGAATGACTACGGCTGGCATGTGCCTGAGATCCTGATCAATGAACTCAAGAGTCGGACTTTCAATGTCCGCAAAGAGGTCAAACGTCCGGGTCAGAGCTTTGGTGTGAAAGAATATCGCACTGTTCAACAACGGAAATTCGCCATCGAATATCTTGAACCTCTGACTGCTGAGGAACTCAAGAATCTGGGCGATGACCAGAAAGCACGCGGAGCAATCGACACGACTGCTGCGTAAGCGTATAGAGGGTCGTGAACCAAGGAGAATTTGCCATGTCTGATAAATTCGTAAACTCTGACAATTCGTCTACTCTGGCGAATAACCTGTTCACGGCCCTCACTGCTGGTGTGACGATTCCTCCGTCCCCAGACTTCTCTGATCCGAAGTATGATTTCACTCCGGATGAGACGACTGATCTTTACAAGGACATTGTTGGTGCAACCGTCGCAGAAGTAACCCTCGGTGAGAATACCATCGGGGGTACTGGTGCATTTGACGTGTTCATGACTGCAATGGACAAGCACCTTGAGCGTGAGTTCAAGGGTAATCGAATCACTGGTTCACAGTACGCAGAGGTCTATACCGCTGTGGCGAATCAGGTGATGGGACAAGCTGCTTCCTTCGTTCTCCAGAAAGATCAATCTCGCTGGAATGCTGTGACTGCTCAGATGCAGGCACGTATCGCTGAGATTCAAGCCACTGAGGCTCTGATCAATCTGGAGCGAACCAAGATTGAAGCTCTGAATGCCAACTTCCAATTGAACCTGACTGCTGCTCAGTATGCACTGACCAAAATGCAGATCGCTACGGAAGAGGCTTCTCATGATGCAGTCACTGCGGATGTGGCTGCCAAAGAATACACGGTCAACTATCTGCTGCCTGCTGATCTGGCCATCAAACACTATGAGCGTCAGCAAGTGATGCCAACTGGTGTGGCTGTTCAGAAGGTTCAGGTGGATCGTATCCTGCCTGCACAGGCTGCAATCGCTGAGTTCCAGAACCGTGTTCTTCAGCCTCTGGAACGCGATATCCAGTTGCTGCAACGTGATCGCATTATCCCCACTCAGGCGGATATCGAAGACTTCAAGCGTGACAACATTCTGCCGATTGAACTGGCTCAGGCTCAGCACGTCGTCAATGTTCGTCAGCCTGCTGAGTCGGAACTCATCTTTGAACAGATCGAGAAAGAGCGTGCAAACACTCTCGATACCCGTCGTGATGGTCTTACTCCGATCTCTGGTGTCATTGGTTTGCAGAAGCGTAACCTCGACGTGGATGCAGACATCAAGGACTACAACCTGAACAACACCCTTCCGACGCAGCTTACCCTGCTTGGAAAGCAGATCATTCTTACCACTGAACAGGGTGAGAAAGAACGTGCTCAGACTCTGGACACTCGTTCGGATGGTGCAACGGTTGAAGGTCAGATCGGAAAGCAGAAGGATCTGTACGATCAGCAGATCGACAGCTTCATCAAGGATGCTCAACAAAAGGCTGGTAAGCTGTTTCTCGATACGTGGATCACTCGTAAAACTCTGGATGATGCTGTGCAGCCTGCTATCGAGTTTGAAGTCGATGCGGTGGGTGATGTGCTTGGAGCTATCCGGACGAACAACAACCTGTAAGGAGAAGTCATGGGTCTCTTCTCCTCCAAGAAAATCATTACGGTCTCGTCCACCCTCTACAACATGGCAGGGGATGAACGGGACCGTCCTGATTTCCTGAAAGGCACGGTCTTCTCGTCCGTGATCAGTAATAGTCCGTCTATCGCTGATGACCTGAATACAGCTTACATGGGTGGTCCGGGGCTTCAGCAAAAACAGTTCTTTCAATACTATGATCGAAACAACTTTCCCGGACTTCCTACTGCATCAATCGTGAATACAGTCACATTGAATCCTTTGGATGTTCAGCCTGAGATCCCTCTTTCTCCAGTACCTCCTGCTCCTGCTGGTTTGAATCTCAGGTGCTATGCTGCTGAAGTGACTGATGGATCTTTTGAGTCTTGGATCGAACGATGGATTCTACAGAATCATCCAACTCGAATTGGTGAAGATTGGCTTGGTGAATATGAACCAAGTACCAATGAGTTTTCTGTGGAATTTCCCAACAACGATACCTTCATTTGGACGAACAACATTGCTCCAGTCTATAGCCCATCGAAACGCTATATCGTGGCAAAGTACATCGAGTATCTGGATGAAAGCGAAGAGGCTGTTCAGACTGGTTCTGAGACAGTAGACGATCCTGTTTTGCCTGATACGACAGGCTTCACCAATCTTGTGACTTCAGGAACTTTCACTCCTGTCACTCTTCAGAGAGTTCGTAATACAATTCTCTCTTACAACAATGGAGATCCTGATCTTCAAGTCGAAACAAACGTCGATGCTGATGTGCCGGGAGAAGTCCATAATTGGAATCAGGAATGGGAAAAGGAAACCGTAACCTCTGTGAGTGGTCTTCAGGTTCAGGGTCTTCGTGAGCTTCTCTATATCCAAGCAACAGATGTAGTGACCAATGACTATTCCAATGTGGTAGTTACTCAGACTGATCTGGGTGGTGGGGTAATTGAAACCCGAACTGAAACTACCACAGGAGAACAGGTAACTGATCAATACACTCATCGAATTGATACTCAGATTCTTCTGAGTGGAAATCAGTATGGGCCAGAGCAAATCTTCATCTACGAACTGAATACAGGAAACTCGATTCTTGATGCTTTGGTTCAAGATGTTGATGTTTCTGGTTTGCCGCAGGAATTCTTTCCTTTCATGCCAGTTAGGATCAACAACGTATCTGTGGCAGATCCAGTGTATGCAGATCTCTATGATGACATGTCCAAAGCCTATAAAAGAGGTTTTGGATACAAAAGGAAATTTGGATCCCTTGTAGAATCTGTTGAAGAGAATCCTTCAATTGCAGACATCGACTATGCTTATCTCTGTTTTGGAGCATCTCTGAATGTAAAAGAGATGGCTTGTCGTCGATACATATTCAATTTCTTCCAGAAGATGATTCCATTTCAGTCTGGTGGCTCTGGATCGGCAATGGCCAATCTTCAAACTCAAGTAGATGAATATGATGCTGCTCTTCAAGCTCTTCGTGATTGGGAGACTGAAGTTGCAAATATGAACCAAGACAGACTTTGGACTGAGCTTCCTCCTCGTCCTGAGATTCCTGCTATCAGCCCTCCTCCAACGAATACCATTACACTGGCAGAGGCTTCTCTTGGTTTCGATATTCGTATGGTTTGGGTCCATGCAGAAGTGGACCAGTTCAATGGAACTTTCACTCGTCAGGATTCTGATGTTCTGGGACAGCAAGCTAAGAATAACGATATCGAATTGCGTGTGGGAACTCCTTTTACATGGGAAGAAAGAGAATCCTACAACACACGAGACGGAGAAAAAGAAAGAGTAATTCAGAAGTCAATTCCTTCGATGGAGATCTGGTGGCAAACTGATCCCGGATCTTATCGAGTTATGACTGTATGGGGTCTTGTATCATACAACTACATTTACGGTGGTAAAGCAGTTGTCATTACTTCAACTGAAGCTCTTCAGGATACTGAGGAGTCTGGTTTCTTGGTTCCACTCCATTATCCAACCATGTTGGAAATAGGGATTGTAGATTATACCCAAATGGCTACAGCCAATTCACACATCCTATTTAACAGCTATGAAGTGACAAAACAGAGATGGTATGAGAGAGGGATCTTCAAGATTCTCTTGGTTATTGCCATTTTGATTGTGGCTGTTATTGTTTTTCCCGGTGCATTTTCAGCCGGTGGTGGGATTCTGGGAGGTAATCTCGCGCTTGGTACAGCCTTGGGTCTTACAGGTACAGCAGCCCTCGTAGCAGGTGTGGTGGCCAATTACATTGCTTCGATCATCATTGCTGAAGTTCTGAAGATCGTAGGTACTGCTCTCTTCGGTGAGAAGTGGGGTGCTCTGTTTGCTGCTATTGCTGGTTTCGCAATCGGTGCAGCAATGACGGGTATGAAGATCTTCTCTGCAAAAGGTATCTTGGGTCTGGGTAATGCTCTGGCAAACGGCTATGCTGGATGGGTTCAGGGCAATATTGCTGAGATGCAAGAAGATCTTGTTGGGGAACAAGATGCTTACGAAAAGACGATGGACAAGATCAATGAAATGCTGAAAGACCTCTATAACCAAAACGGATTGAATTTCAATCCGATGAGCCTTATGGATGGGACACGGAACACTGGCGGCAGTGGCGGCTACCTTCCTGAAACCCTAGATGGGTATATCAGCCGTACAACCATGACTGGGGGAGATGTTGTAGATCTCACCTTTGCTATGGTAAATGACTTCGTAGAGATTCAACAAACACTGCCGAGGAATTGATCATGACTGCACTCTCTTGGGGAAATACTCTTGGCGATGCCACGATGAATGGCTCGGATATGTCAAATCTGGGCTTTGCCACTGGTCAAGTGGTTTCGAACCCTGTCGGTGCGACAGGTGCTTCTGTTTCTGCTCCTATCAGCGGTGTGACTGATACCTCCACTGTTCTGAGCAATCCGGGAACGGCTGCTGGTCAGACAGGTGGTGCAGGAAACTTCTGGTCGAAAGATGGTGGTGCTGGCCTCATCCTTGGTGGTGTTCAGGTTCTAGGGAACCTCTGGAACTCTTATCAAGCCAACAAGATGGCGAAAAAACAGATGTCCTTTGCTCGTGAGCAGTGGAACACCAACCTCGCAAACCAAACACAAACGTACAACACCGCTTTGGAAGATCGGATTCGTGGTCGTTACGCTGAAGGCGTTCGTTCAGAAGCTGATGTCCAAGGTGAGATCGACAAACACAGCCTCTAAGGAATAGCCCATGTCCCGAGATCAACGACTCGTATGGCGCGAACTGAGCCAAGCCCAACCGAACGTGGCTCCCCTTTTGGCTCAGGCCAATGAGGGTTTCAACAATGCTGCTGATGCGGCTGGATCCATTCTGGAACGCTACCAGAGTGGTCGAGAATCTATTGGTGATCGTGAAGCCGCACGTCGTCTGGCTGGGATCAATGATGAAGCTGAATTTGATTCGTTCCTTGCAAATGGTGGTCTTGCTGATCTTCAAATTTCGAGAGAGATGCAAGCTAACCTGATGAACATGCGTGGAACTGCTCTGGGTTATCAGAACAACCGTTCGATCATGAATGATCGAGATACTCGTACTGGTCTTGCAGTGAATGCTGATGCTCGTCTTGGAGATCTTCATGGTGTTGCCATGGAAGATCATCGCTGGCGTCAAGGTGCTCGTGCTGAAGAGGCTGGTCTATCTGGACTCTATGTGGCTGATCGTCTTCATGGTCAGACTCATGGAACCACTGGTGGTGCTGCAACAGCTTCAACAGGTGGTGAAGATGTACCATGGCTTCAGATGCAGAACCAAGATGCAATTCGAAATGGTGCTTTGTCTCCAGAATTGACTCGTGCCATGGGCTTTCTTGGTGACATGGGTATCACTTTCCGTGTGAACTCTGGTGGACAGAATCCCGGAGAAGGAACCGGTTCCAATCGTCATGATCATGGTAATGCTGCTGATGGTGATCTCTACATGGGAGATACCATACTCGACTGGAACAACCCACAACACATTCCTATTCTTCAGGAAGTGGTTGCTCGTGCTCGTTTGAACGGTGTCACCGGTATTGGTGGTTCAAACAGCTATATGGGTGCTGGTCGTATGCACTTTGGTTTTGGCAATGAAGCTGTATGGGGTGGTACTAATCATACCCGTGAAGGTCTTCTTGCTGATGGTGGTGGATGGTTGGCAGAATCCTTTGACAATCCTCAACAATTTGCCAACCGTTCTGGTCAGTTCACTCCTCAATCTGCAACTGCGGCTGTAGCACAAGGTGCAAGTCCTCGTGGTGCTTTGATGACTGCTCTGGCAGATTCTCAGTTTCTGAATCTCTCTCAGATTGAAGCAATCATGACTGGTTCTGATACATTCCGTGCTGCTGGTGATCAGCAGATCATGGAAGATATCACTCAGCAAAATCAAGATATTGCTGCAAACATCTTCCAAGAACGGATGGCAGATCCAAACATCCTGAACCAGACTGATTTCCTTCAGGCTCTGAATGAAGATCTGGCTCAATCAGGAAACTTCTCTGATGCTGAACGTCTTCAGGCAACTCAGTGGGCTGAAGATCTTCTTGCCAACTCTTCGGCATTCCAAGAGCAACTGGCTCCCAGTGTGACTCAGGATGTGGCTGCTACCAACATCATTGCTGGTGCAGAAGCTGATATGCGTCAGGGTCTGGAAGGCTCTGCTATGGGACGTATCCAAGTGGATACACAACGCTTCATGCAAGCTGAAGATCCTATTGTCGAACTTGAGCAGATGCTCAATCTTGACACTGATGGTCAATCTGCTGGTGTGTGGGGTGGTCTTCTTACTAAAGGCCAAGCTGGTTATGATCGAAACAACCTTCGTAACCTTGTGGATCGTATCGCGTCTGATAACCGTATCACAGAAGCACAAGCTGCTGCTGTGGCTCGGGAAATCTTTGTTCGGGATCCTTTCTCGTTTGCTGGTTTTGGTGCCAATACTCTGGAACGTCGTTTTGATATTGATGATGCTGCCGAGATGGCTCAACAGGTTTTGAATCCTGATGCTCAGTCTCGGTTTGGTGATGCCAATCGTCGTGCTGCTGAAATTCAACAGGATCTGGCAGAAATCAACAAACAGATCTTGGAAGATCAACAACGCCTTGAAAAGACTCGTGATTCTCGTGAGCGTCAAGTGATTCAAGAACGTATTGCTGCTGGGCTTACCCAAATGACAGCAATTCGATCTGAGGCTCGTGGTTTGTTCAGTGAAGATGCTCTTCTTCGTCCGGGTGGTCAACAAGACCCTGCTGAAGCTGCAATCGCTGCTGCGGCTGCACGTCGTGAGGCAGTAGCAAATCAGCCTGTGCCATAAAACCTCTGGAAACTCTGCTCATGGTATGCCATATCGGGGTCACAATGTGATCTATTGGGACACTACATACCATGAGCGGACCTTATCAAACTTCACCACTTGATCCGATCATTGCACAACGCAATGAAACTGAAACCGCTCGTGAAGCTCAACGACAGCTTCTAGATCCGACTTTCCATACACGGGCTGCCATTGCTGCTGAGCAAGACAATATGCTTGCTACTGAAGCTGGTTTGGCTCGTGATCTCTTGGTTGAGAACTTTGATACCCTTCGAATGAAGTATGGTCAGGATGTCGCTGACCAAGCATTCACTCTTCGGAATACCCAAGAAGAACTCGCACGCTTCCGTGATGACAAGAATTCTGTTGCACAAGCTGCTGGAGATGCTTCTCTGGATTTCATCTCCAGCTTTGTAGGACTAGCCGGGAACACTGTTGGTGCTCTGGCTGTTCGTCCTATGGCTTGGGCTGCTGGTGTAGATGCTGATGCTGCTTCTGCAACTCTGGCCGATTTCACAAGTTTCGTTCAGGAAGAGATTCGTTCTGGTCGATCTGATCGTGCTCAGGCAAGCTCTCAGTTTGCTGCCATTCAACAGAACCTTGACAGTCAGGACAACTTCGTTGAAGCCCAACGTGCCATTGAAGACGGTATGTCTCCTTGGATGGCTTCTGCCCAGATGGTCGGGAAGAACTTCCTTGATGCAGGAAAGAACATTGGAACTGACTATGGTCAGGCTCAGGAACTGATTGCTCAATCTCTTGGTTCACTGGGTCCGTCTGCTGCTATTGCCCGTGGTGCAAGTATTCTGGCTGCCAAAGGTGTGGCCCGTCTTACTGCATCTAAGCGTGCTCAGTCTCTTGCTGCTGCGGGTGCTGCTGCTGCCGCTATTGGTGCAACGGAAGCCTCTGGAACCTACGCAGAAACCATGCAAAACGTCATGGACATAGATCAGGAAACCCTGAACCAATCTGAAGTGTATCAAGGTCTTCTGGAAGAAGGGTATTCTGAATCGGAAGCTCGTGTAGCTCTGGCCAATATGACTGCTGAGACTGCATTCTCTGCGAACCTTCCCGCTGCCATTGCTCTTGGTATGCTCACTCGTCGCTTTGAAACTGCTCCTATCGGGGCATTCAAAGGATCGGGGATCGTTGACGGTATGCGTCAAATCACTGCTCAAGGTGTGGAAGAAGGTGGTCAGTCTGCTGCATCGGTTCTGTCTGGTGCTCTTGCCATGAACGAACGTGCAGATATTGGCACGTCGTACACTGAAGGACTGGGTGAAGAAGTTGCAGCCGGTGCTTTGGGTGGTATTGGACAAGCTGGTACTTTGGGTGCTCCTCGTGTTGCTCTGAACACTGTGGCTCAAGCTCCGGGTGCTGTGATAGCTGGTGCTCAAGCCCTTGGTTCAGGGGCTGTCACAGCCGCACAGGCTGCTCAGTCGATCTATGAGTCCACTGCACCTGCTCGTGAGCGTGCTGGGGCTGCTGCACGCAATACGGCTGCTGCTGGGGCTATTGCTGCTGGTCCTTTGGCTGATGCTGTCGGAGAACGTGCTGCTCCCGTCGTGAGGCAAGCTCAAAGGGTTGCTGAAGCCACAGGGCAACTGATTTCGCCTGCTATCGCTTACGTGGCTGATTCCACCATCAACAAAGCCAATCGGAAACAATTGAAAGCTAATACTCAATCTGCTCTGGATCTCAACGAAGAGGTCTCGACGCAGATGGAGAACTTGGCTCCTGAGCTTCAGACAAAGATCAATGAAGTGGATGAACCATCTGAAGGCTTTGCTGGTCTTCAGGGGAACAATGTCATTGAGACTGTTGCTGCCATCAATGCCAAGATGTCTGAGAAAGGTTTCCGTCTGGGGACAGAGGACACTGCATATGCAGCGAACCAACTGATGAAGATTCGTCAGATGGCTAACTCTCTACCTCCGAAAGCCAAACGGCTGGCCAATGCTCTGATTGATACCCCTGCTTCGCAGAGGATTATCAAAGAAGCTGGTATGGTGGATCTGAACGATACGAAGCGTGTCGGGATCATCAAGGATTCTGCGATCACTCCGAAAGAGGTCAAGCTCACGAAAGACGTGGCTTTGACCAACCCGACGAATGTGAACCCTGATCGTACTGAGAAGATTCTCGAACAGAACTCCAAGGATTTCACACCTCTTCAGGCAAAGATTACGCGGGTTGCTCTCAACGCATCTCGTGCCGTGAACGAACGTTTGGACACTCAGATCGAGATCCAAGACGAGGAGAACATCGGTCTCAGCAGGATTGGAGAGCAACCCAAGAAAGGAACGTCGAGAGATGAAGTGAGTCGCTCGATCCTTGCTGAAGGTTATGAATCTCGTGGTGCCAAGCCAAGGCTGTACCGTTCGGTGAATGATTTCGCACGAGATATCATTCAAGGACTTCAATCTCCTGATCAGACTGTACTGGATAATGATGGAAACATCATTCCTTTGGCTCAGGTGGCTCAGGAATTCACCAACTTTATCCAGCATATGAACAACAAGGTGGATGCCTTGAACCGTTCTGCTGCTGCTAACGTCGTGAACAAGAAAGGAAAACGTGTTGGTCCTTCTCTTGGTTTCCGTGGATTAAAGAATCCTCTTCAGTTCGAAGAAGAAGCTAACTGGAAAGGATCCAAAGTCTTCGTGCATCTGGATAATCCTGAGTCCATCGCTACTGCAAAGCAGGTGGAAGCTGATGTCCGTACTGCTGAGACTGTCTATGCTGCGATCCAGAAGGAATTCCCCGAAGTCTTCGAGGGAATGAACATTGTGATGCCAGTCACACTGACTCTCCCCGACAACAACCCAACGGCTGTCGAGGAGGAAACGGCAGTTTCCGACGAGCAGCAGAAACAAACACAAGAACAGTCAACTCCCTCGGAGACTATCGACGAAGACACGCCGCAGGCGGTGTCTGAGGAGATTGTGGAAGATACCATTGAAGAAACTCCTCCAACGGCTATCGACGATGGAGCAACTGGTGTTGAAGAAAGAACAGACGAGGCGCAAACCGAGTCTGTGAATGATGAAACTCCAGTTGAAACGGAGGAGACTGATGCAGACAAAGACCTCTACAACCTGTTGAAAGATCCTTCCAAGTGGGATCCGATTGATCGTGTTCGTGTGAAGGCAATCACTAATGCTGCACGTAACCAAGTACGTGCTCTGATCGAAGCCAAGTTTGGTAAAGATGCTCTGAAGCGTGTCGATCAAGTAACGATCTATCCGGATCGTGTAGAAAAAGGTTGGGGGTTTGCATGGACTCCTGCTGGAAAGAAACGTGGCGAAATCTTCATGAATGAGAAGATGTTCTACAGTGAAGGTAATCTAACCAAGAATGGTAAGAACGTCGTGGTCCATGAAATGGCCCATGTAATGGACTTCACTCATACTCGTTTCTCTGATGATCCTGCATCAATCTCCAAGCAGCGTATGTTTGAAATTGGTCAGCCTCTTGATCAGGAATGGCAAGCAATCGACCATAACTACAATGAATTCACTCAGAGTCGTTATGAGTATGTTGAGTCTTTCCAAGAAGATGGAGATCTTGATCAGCGTCAGGCTGAGATGTGGGCTGTGCTCACTGAATACTTCTTCATGGGTGGTCGTGACATGCTTGCGAACGCCCCTATTGCCCTAGCAGAACTGGAGCGAATCTATGGCCCAAGACCCGAAGCAACTCGAACTGCCCCTGAGTCCGTCAGTACCGAAAACACCGGTTCCGGACGAGATGGAGATATCGTCGCAATCGAAACCCCAGTCGAAACAGAAACCAATGAACAAGTAAGCGAAACCACTGGTCAGGCTGTGACTCGTGGATTCAAAGTGCTGGGTGAGTTCTGGAATTCCTTCATCATGAAGGAGACTGAGGGCCATCCCAGCACTATGTCTGAGCTTGAGAAGGTCATGGCTGATAGTAAGAAAGCCAATGCTGAATCTCTGAACTTTGTCAAGGCTGTAGGGGATGTTTTGAAGGCTCAGATGCGGAAGCGTCTGGACAAACAGATCACTGTGAATGGACGGAAGAAGACTATTCGTGAGTTCATTCAGGAAGGTCAGACTCAGTTCCCGCAGTTCCGTGGTGGTATGCTGGTGGATCCCAAAACTGGGAACTACGATGAGAACCTGTTGGATATGGTTGCTGTGGCTGTGTCTGACTGGCTCATGAACAACACTGGATCTGATCCCAACCGTATCGACGACACTCTTGAGAAGCTGGGTCTGAACCTTGTGGACATCTCTGAAGAGCATCACGGTGCTGTGATGAATGGTGTTCCTCCCAGCAATGCTGTGGACAGTCTCAGCAATGAGATCATGCGTATGCTCGACATCCAGATGGATCCGAAACAGAAAACCAATATCCTTCAAGGGATTATCCATGGTTTCACCAAAGAGGTTTTCACTGCTCTGTCTCAGGATGGTCGGTTTGTGCAGACTGCACGCTTTCCTGTGGATACCGGGAAGACTGACAAGAAAGGGAACAAGATCACCCAGATGACGGAAACGTATCTGGTGAACAACCTGATCGACGAAGAGACTGGGGAGAACCCTCTGCGTGATTGGCGTGCCAAAGTTCAGGCTGCCAAGACTCAGGGCAAGGCTGCCACTGTTCGTGAAGTTCTGTTTGGTGATCGTGCTCCCATCTGGTCAATCGGGAAGAAAATCGAAACTGTTGATGAGACTCAGGGTCGTACCAACATCCTGCTGTCCATGCTTGAGAAGCGTGCTCTCAAGAAGATGCAGGACATTCCGAGCTATCTGGATGAAACCTTCGCCCAGATCGTAGCCTATTTCGATGAGGGTGTGATTCAGGATGTGCTTGGTTTCACTGATGATGAAACCGAGAACTCTGTGCTGAAGAAGTCCATTCGTGGCAAGAACATCAGCATCACGAAGAACATCGACGAAACCACTGCTCTCGTTGAGGCTCTCTCCAATAGTGGAGATGAACCGGGCAAGATCCCGGTGTACTTCCCGTTTGGTATCACCAAGGTGGGTCGTCATCAGGCTCAGGGTCCGAACCCTCAGAGCAACAAGTTCATGCGTGCTCTAGTCACTGCGACTTGGAGTGTTATCTCTTTGAACAATCTGGATAATTTCTGGATTGCCGTGGGTCAGGCTGCTGATCTCAGCGGTGTGAACAAGGCTGAAAAGAAGAACCATCGCTTCATCATTGAGAATGCTCCTCGTATCTTTGAAGAGACTTTTGGTCCTGCCAAGGACATGATGAAAGAGATTCTCAAAGGGAATGATATCGACCAGCAGGCATTCAAGGATGCCGTGGGTATTGTTGAACCTCAGCAACTGAAAGCGATCATGGCTGTGGCTCAGATGGAGCTTGCCCGTGAGAACGGACAGACTGATTTCCGTACCTCTCTCAGCTTTGAGCTTGATGGTCTGACGAACGGTGTTGCCAACATGATGGTGAACTTCGCTCAGGGTGTGATCTCTTCTGAGATGTTCGAGAACTTCCAGCGTGTGGGTCTGTACCTTGGAAAAACTGGCAAGGCAGTGAATGACTACTTTGCTCAGAAAACCAGCCTCGACATGTACGAGACTGTCGCTCGTTTGGGTGATCAGATCCTCATGCGTGTGGAAGGTTTGGAACCATGGCAATTGGAGCAGCGTAAGGCTGCGATTCGTCTGGCAGGTATCATCGGAAACTTCGATCCTGATACCGGTCAGATGACTCGTAACTCTGCCAAAAATCCGATGACAAAGATCAACTATGGATCTGGTGTCCGTGGTGTGGCTGTTGGTATTGCTGATGACATGCTGATCAAGTTTTATGAGGATCTTCAGAAGAAGCCGGAGAATGTGTCTCTGGATGAGTTCTACTATCCCGGATTCACCAAGGATATGAATGCCTTGGGTCTGAAGATTGGTGACAAACCATCCAAGAAATTCAACTTCCCTTCGGAACAGGTGAACAAGTTCCGTACCTCGATCCAATTCAGCATTGGTAAAGCTCTGACTGAGGCTACCAAGGCTGTCATTGGTCATAAGGTCGGTCGTCTGAATGATGTCATGGTGATGTCCACGAACATTCAGGCCCGGTATCTCCAGAAGATCTACGATGCTGAGCTTGAGAAACTGGCTGAAGATCTGGCCAAACAGGACAAGGTTGGCCGTAACTCTAAAACCGGCAAGGCTCGTATCACTGAAGTTCCTCTGGAAGAGATCCGGAAGCTGGAAGATCGTCTGATGACGATGGCTCCCATCTTCGTGTCTGATGACCAGTCTCTTCTGATTGGTGGTTTCACCAAGCAGCGTGCAGATGACTTCCGTACTTCGACCAACTTTGATCGTGAGATGACTCAGGGACCGCAGATGCGTCGTCCTGATGATGTGGGTGTTCGTGCCATTCCGTTCTCTGTGATCGGTACTGGCGACGCCATGATGATGAATCTTATCTTTGGTTCGGATGGAGCACCTGACGACGTACTGGGGATCTTCGATGGTCTGGATATCCCTCTGGACAAGATCCAAGAGTATGCCCCTTACGTGAACCAGCAGGTGGCAAAGTCTTGGGATCGTGATGTTCTTTCTATGGTTCAGCAGAACTTCAACGGCTTCCTAAACAATCCGGAAGTGGATCGTAATCTTTTGGAAGAAGTCGTGTCTGAACTGGCTTCAGAAAACAAGAATCCTGATCTGAACTTTGCCACCTCTGCTGATGCAGTGGGAGATTTTCTGACAGAAGCTCTTCGTCAGAACCGTGCATTCAAGCAAGTAATGAAAGAGACTGCACGTACTGTCGATCAAATGGGTGGTTCGTCTGTAGGCTGGAGCAGCAGCACAGGTGAGGAGCGTTCTCCTGCGGAGATCAACACCCGTATTCAACGCCTTCTGGAAGGCAAGAACCCGGACAAGAAGACCGATGTGAAAGCACCGGTATTCGTCACCACTGTGGGTGCTCACTTCCAAGCCTTGAAACTGAATGACCGTCAACTGAAGGTCATCAACAAGCTGATGCAACTGGACGAAACTGGTCTGATGGAAGCCCAGCTTGTGATGGGAACTGTCGAACAGGTTCGTGACTGGATGCAGGAAAACATGCCTAATGCCACCAACGTCATGCGTGACGTGAAAGGTGGTTGGGATGTGGAAAACCGGATCATGTATCTGGCCACCAACGATCCTGAAACCTTCATACATGAGTTTGTTCATGCTGCGACGTTCAACACTGTGCTCGATCACTACGAAGGGAACGGGAACAAGTGGGTGAAGAACCTTGAGGATCTCATGGTTCAATTCCTGAATATCGAGTCCAAGGGCCAGAACATCATCAATGCTCAGGTGGCAATCTCTCGTCACTGGAACAAGACTGATCCATGGAGCAAGGCTGCTGCTGTGAATGAATACATGGCTTGGGCCTTGTCCAACAGCCAGATCACTAAGCGTCTGAAGAGTGAGGAAGCCTCGTTCCTGTCGAAGATGTCTGATGCTGTCCTGAACCTGATGCGTCGTCTGATGGGTGCCATTCCGACGGACATGTTCAACCAGACTGTTTTCAACACTCACATGATGATGACTCCTCATCTGGAGGAAGCCTTTGGTGAAGAAGGTGGTAATGGTGATGGTGGAGACGGAAACAATGGTGGGAATGGTGGGGGAGAATCCACTCCTCTCGGAAACAACCATACTGACTATTGGATCCAGACTCTGGAGAACTGGGTCGATCAACAGGATCTCGGTTCTGAAGAAGGCCGTCGTCGTATCTCGAAACTGGCCATCAATCAGGCGAATGCTGATCGTGTTCTCGACTCTCTGCGTCAGGCAGGTATGCTCCGGAATGCAAATGACCGGGCTACCTTCCGTGCGATCTATGGGATCCTGAAGTCTGAAATGGTTCTGGACCCGAACTCTCTGATTGCTCTGACCAAAGTGTTCCAGCACGTTGAGGAGAACATGACTCCTGAGATGTTTGGTTCCACTCCGGAAGATGCACAGACGTACTCTGCTGTCTTGAACTCCTTCGGTGCATATAAGACCGATGACACGTCGGATGCCGTGGCTGTGCTCTTTGCCTTGAGCCAGACATCGAAGAAGTTCCGTGATGTCATGGATCAGATCCCTGCACCTGAGACTGGTGAGATTGGCTCTGGTCTGAATGATTTCTTGGTTCGTGGTACGAACATGTTCATGCGGAAACTCATGGGTACGATCTCTACGGAGAGCGTTCCTCAAGAGGTTCTGGATGGTCTCAAGAAAACCATCGTCGATCACCACCAAGAGAAAGAGTTTGCCATTCTGGAGAAGCTCACAGGTGGTCTGAATGCTGCTGATCGGTTTGTGAAGGATCAGCTTACCAACATCGCTGAGACGATGCGGGATGTGGATGCACAGGCTCGTGCTGATACTCGTGGAACCATCGTTCAATATCTGACCTCGGCCCTGACTTATACCACCAACTTCCTCGACAAACCGGGGACTGAACTGAATGCTCAGATGGCACAGAGGTCTGTCTATCAGGGGATCCCGATTCTTTCCTTGGTTCCGATCCGTGAACTGATCGACGAATTCGTTGGAACCAATCGGGACAACAAAGACTTCGTTGCCATGCTGGACGTGGTGAATAGCCGTATCTCTGGTGTTCGTCAGGCTTTCCGGGAGAACCTGCCTGAGCTTCTGAACAAGCTCTTCAGCACTCCTCCTGTGGCTCAGCAGTGGAAGTCCATGCAACGGACTCTGGGTCGTACTGACTTCACTCGTTTCCTCGATCTGGCAAACCTCCAGTCGGGTATGCAGTTCCTTGAAGAGAGTGGTCGTCGTCAGAATCAGATCCAGTTCTTGGAGCAGCAGCTTCAATCGAAGATGAACCCGACTGACTTCCAAGATGCCATCGACAAATCGAAGCAACTGGCTGACTACATGAACGGGAAACGTGTCGGAACTCTTCTGATCCGTAACGCCTATGCGATCTCTCAGAACCTTGAGGGAGATTATGGGGATGACGTTGTGGCTCTGATCGACGAACTGACCACGTTCTACGCCATCGACACGATGGATGCAGACATCCGTGAGGATACGGTCCAACTGTGGCAGAACGAACCCAAGGCCATCATGGCAATTGTGTCATATATGCAACAGTTGAACGATGCTGAGGATCAGAAGGCTGTCTCTGAACAAGCTAAGCTGAATGGTTTCAAAGGGTATGTTCCCAATTTGGGAGCAGAGAATCATCGTATCATCGTGGCCAAAGACTCTGATGAAGAAGAGATGCTGCACCGGGGCTACAAAAAGATTGCTCCGTTCACTGGTGATGTGAACAACGCATTTGCTCGGTCCTACTATGTGACAAATATATCACAGCAGGGGCAGTATTCTCAGGGAATCATGCAGAATGTCTCCTCCACGTATCGTGGTGTGGACATCAACACTGGTCTGACTGTGACTGGAGATGCGACGAGCTTCATCTCTGATCCTGCTGTGGTGAACCGTATCATGGAAGAACTCCTTGATCCGACCTACACCCCAGAGGATGAGAACGAAGTCCTGATGCCTGTCTTCGATGAAGACAAGACGATCCTCGGGTTCGAGCGTTCGATCAATCCTGTGCTGACTGACAAGCTGTTGGGTCGTAAAGAGAACTTTGCAATCAACATCGGTGCTTGGGCTGGTCGTCAGGTGGAAGAAGAACTCTCGACCCAGTGGAATATGGCACTTGTCGATAAACTTGATGCCATGTGGCAGAACCGGGAAGCCGGTACTGAAAACCTCTTCACAAACATGAAGAAGACCAAGGATCCGATCTACGCTGAATCGTTCAAACTGATTCCTCAGAACATCAAATCCTACATGGATGGGAAGTTCGATGGAAACGGAATGATGGTCATGACTTCGATGGCTAACCTTTCGGTAGGCTATCGTGAAGCATCTATTGCTGATCTTTGGACCGGAAAAACCCGTATGCCCAAGGAGTTGCAGAACGTCGTTAAGGCTGTGACCCGTCAGCAGTTTGGTGAAACCTCACTGCGTACCCTTCTTGTCAAAGGGGAGCAGGGTTTTCAGTCTTTGGTTTCAGATGCGAAAGACATCATCGTGGTTAAGTCGCTGATCGTTCCAATTGTGAACACACAGGCGAACATCATTCAGCTTGCTACAAGTGGTGTGCCTCTGAAAACCATTCAGAAGCAATATCGTTCGAAACTGGCTGAGATCACTGAGTTCAACAAAAACCACATGAAGATCATGGAACTGGAGAACCAGTATCACATGACTCAGGATCCTCGTCGTCAGCGTTTGATTCGTGACAAGATTCAAGTAATGAAGGATCTGAATGCGAAGATGACTATCGCTCCTATGATTGCTGCTGGTGCATACAAGCAGATCTCAGAGGGTATCGAGGGTCTTGATCGTGCTCAGACCACTGGTGGTCTTGCTGCATGGCTTGAGGCTCAGGCTGATAAGCTGCCTGATACTCTGTCCACGTTGTCGAAGAATGCTTTGGTTTCGAAGTCCACACAACTCTATCGGGCTGCCAACCGGGCTACCCAGTACGGTGACTTCTTGGCGAAGTCGATCTATTACGATCACCTGCTTTCGCAGGGTATTCCGGAAGGAGAGGCACTCGCTTTGATGAACGAGGAGTTTGTGAACTTCAGTGCTCTTCCGGGCCGTACTCGCTCTATGCTTGAGCGTAATGGTTTGACTTGGTTCATGGCATTCAAGATCCGGATCACCAAGATTGCTATGAAGCAAATGCGTGAAAATCCTGTTCGAGCCATGCTGTTGAATGGGATCACGGATACTGGATCTCCGATCCAAGACAACATCTTTACTGTGATTGGTGAAGGTCGGATGGATTATGCCACAGGGTTCGAGATGCTCTTCGGTGCTCCGGAACTGAACCCATGGGTCAATCTGATGAATGGGTAACAGGGGGGTCAGGGAAGCTATCCCTGACCACTCTATGCCCTGCACAGGATGACACTGGCTAACGTGTCTACGACCTACTCTGTGATGCCGTATGATCCGTCTAACAACAGGAGTCCAAGTCGCCGGAATTTGTTAAGTACCAACCGGGTGGCCAATGACTTTCTTGGTTGCCAAACCAACAAGGTCAATCCTTTGCTTCGTCGATCACAGCCCAGATAATGAAAAAGATGCCAGTGACGACGGCAATACCAATGAGGCCCCAGAATAGAAAGAAGCCAACAAAGGCCACAGCAACTCCGATGATTGCTGTGATGATGAGGGCAAGGACGATACCTACCGTCCCTGCCAGTGCTTTGAAAATGTTGCAGAACTTAGTCCACATCGAAGATACTTGACTTCTTGGGCTTCAGTTTCGTACCACCAGTTTCTTTGGGGGCTTCACTTTTAGCTTCTTCAGTTGTGGTCGGGGAGTCCGAGGATTCCTCTCCTTCGGAGTCCCCGAAGAGGTTTCCCTTGCCACCTGCTTTCGGAGATTCTTTCTCTCCGTCTTCAGCAGGTTGCGTCTCCGATTCACTTCCTCCGCTATCAGAGTCAGTGCCACTTCCTTCGTCGCCGCTATCAGCAGACTCTTCAGGAGCATCAGCAGCCTCCTCTCTCTTGGTAGCAGGCTTGCGTGCGTTCTTCCGGGGACGACCACCCTTGTTCTTCACGGGAGCTTCTCCCATGATGACTTCAGCAACGATCTCATCGTCATCGTCATTGTCTCCATACTCGATGGAGATTTCGACCGTAGCCTGATCTGCATTGGGCAGGGCAAGGGTCTTGACGTAGGCGTTCAGAGCATTCTGAATGTCCTCTTGATCTAGTAGGATTCTCATGTTTTCTGGCTCCTTGTTTTCCAGAATGTTGACTGTTGCAATGGCATGGCCGTCCAATGGACAGACGCCACCAAAGGAAAACGTGGACAGGATGATATGATCTTGGTTGTCATCCGGCAGTTTTCCACAATTCACCAGTGTGTCACTGAAATACTTATCAGCGATGGACCCGACATTCATGGTGTCGAGTCGCCCGTTCCTCGGTGCGAAGATCTCGTAGTGGATCCAGACCCTCTCTGCTGTAGGCTTATCCCTGAGTAACGGGGCTACCTCTTCTTCAAAGTTTTTCTTTTGTGTATTCAGGTGATGATGGTGCATGTTCCTGTAAACATTGAGATTTACCGGTTTGGTAGTTGTCTTGCTTACATGAACGTAAGTGGGGATCCGCACTGAGTACGAATCCCCAACCTCACCATCGAGTAGATCTGAAAGGATCAATCGTCGAACAGAGCCGACTTCTTCTTCTCGGAGGATCCACCAGCCGACTTCTTCGCACCACCACCAAAGGACTTGCCTTCAGCTTTGGTAGAGCGATCCCATGTCTTGCCACGGTTCTTCTCCAGCCACTTCTGGGCGTACTGACCATGCTCTTCATCCATCTGCTTGATGGCTTTGAGCAGATCACCGTCGCTCAGAACGTCGTCGAAGTCACCACCAAGGCTTTCCACATAGTGAGCCACCTCAGAGATGGTCACAGGCAGAGCTTCCGGGAAGAACTTCACGATCTCGTTGGTTTCACGAGTCTCGCCGGTAGGCTCATACTCACCAGACGATTCGTTCTTCTGGGTCTTGTCCACCACCTGCTTCTGAAGAGCCACTTGTAGGCTCTCACCGTGAAGCTCCACGAAGCAGTCAACTGCCTGCGGGATTTCACGCTTTGACTCGTAGTCATACAGGTTGAGAGTCTTCTCTTCGACATCCAGATCACCAATCTCTTTCGAGAGCAGCAGCATGGCGAGCGAGTTGACTTGGTTGTAGCCGGGAAGATTCTTCTCTTCACCGGACTTTTTGTCCTTGTACGTCACGTCACCAGAACCATTGGTCATCCAGATGGTGTGTGTTTGCTCAAGACCATTGATCTTGAGACAGAGGTTCAGGGATCGTGCTTCAGAGCGTTGGCTCTTGCCGATGTAGGCATACTTGATTTTTGCTGGATAGATATCCGTCTCAAGCGTGCCACCGCCACCGATGTAGTCGTCTTCGACCTTCTCGGATTTGACGGATTTCTTCTGTGCAAAGATGTTGCTCATCTGATTTCCTTCTCATTGATGAGGTAGTTTTTGGTCAGAGACCGAGAAAGAAGAGTTATTCGTCGTAGTACGCGATCATCTTCTTGATGACAGGAGCGATGTCGTTGTCGATGTACAACTCCTCCTTCTTCCACATTCCCATAGGGGATCGAATCCTGTCTCCGACAGTCTTCTTTGTGGTTCGGGTCTGGAAGACGTGCTTGAAACCAAGCTCTTCATCATCTTCAGTGATGTTCAGCATTGCATTCGGAGTCTTCTGAAGCTCCTTCATAGGCTGTTTGCTGACGTTGATCACAGTGGTGAAGTAGGCTTCCAGCCCCTTCTTGGCCAAGGCACCCTTTACGGGTACACGAGTCCGATACATCCCTGCTTCTTCATCAAGTTCTCGATCCAAGTGACCGAGATAGATGAAGAAAGCATCGACTTGAGACGATACAGTGATCAGTCGTTTGAAGAACTGACCATAATTACCCCAAGCCTTTTGGGTGTTGGCTGAGTCGAGAACGTGAATCGTTTCGTAGAGATCCATCATAAAGCTGATGGTGTCGATCACCACGAAATTGAATGGGCTGTTCTCTCCCAGTTCTGCAAGCTCTTCGAGCATGGTGATGATGTCTTCAGGATCGACAATCACCTTGTTCTTGAACTTGTTCTTGAAGGGTAGCGGTTTGCCACCCTCACAGTTGAGATACAGGACATCAGTTCTGTCTCTCAGTTCGTACAGGGACATTGATTTCCCTGCACCTGATTCACCACAAATCAGGATGCTGTGTGGATTGATATCTGTCATGGTTTCCCCTTACTTGGACATCTTGGAAGCCACTGATTTCAGGACAGTCGAATAGACTTCATCCTTCTTCAGTGGTGAACCAGAGTCCTGATTGAGCTTGACGACCTTCTTCTCGATGGTGTCGTAGTCTGCTCCTGCATCCATCAGCATTTTAGCATAATTGTGCAGGGTGTTATTCCTACCACCGACCTGCATATGGTTCAAGAACCAACGGTCGAGATTATCCATATTCCCAAGATCAATGATCGTCTGAACGTACTCATTGTTTGCTTTGGTTTTGGGAATAAATGGCAGTACATCAAGGACTTGTGGTCCACGATTGATGTAGATTTCAGCCATTGGATTGGTCCTCCACTTACGGCTACGCTGTTGTGCAGCAGTGTCCGTGTGGAATGGCAGCCACAAAGCAAAAGAGTCCATGAACTCTTTGTAGTCATCCTTCTCCAGATGAAGCACATAGTTGGTCGGAATGATCAGACGGAAGCGGTGTTCTTCGTCTGTGTGACTCTTTGTGGTGTAGGTGGCAAAAGTATAGTCATCCAGAAGAGTGTGGACCTGATCGAGTATTGGTCCATTTTGAATGACGTTCCCTTCCTTGTCACGTTCATGTCCGTCGATGTCGATGACCAGCATATTGAATCCGGGAATCACCTTGTCTTCAGAACGATGCTCACCTTCAAACTGATGATTACACCAGTGAAAATTCGGAGCTTTGAACAGTTTCTCAAGGTTCTCCAGTGGTTGAGTCACAGGCTCATAGTCATAAGCGAAATGATCGCTCATGCTGAACATCAGCTTGTTCAGATCAGTCTCCTGCAACGTCGAACCACTGAAGAACTCCACCGACTGGACGACGTTCTTGGTAATGACGACGTGGTTGCCCACGCCCCATGCCATCGCCAAGTCCATCATCTCCTTCCGTGCCACCGTAGAGGTGGGATAGTACGGAAGGTCTTCCACGAGGTCCGCATGAGTGAGGTTGTCCGGAGCAGCCGCAATGTACTTCGCCAATCGAACGAAGTTTCGTTCGCGCTTCAGAAGTTTCTGAAAGGACGCACCTGACTCTTCGGCTACCTTGATGGCTTGCCGTAGGTGGATGTCGGTGATTTCAGGCGACTCGTCGATGAATGCGTAGACACCCGCCAGCTTCAGGGATTTGAAGTACCTGTGCGACAGTTCTGCTTTCCGGATTTCCTCATGCTCGGGCATGGCATTCGCTTCAGCTTCACACTGAAGACGATATGCAGTCAGTTCCACACCCACAGATTTGGAAACGTCGAGTTCGATTCCATGATACCGAAGGTCAGCGAACCTCTGGAAGTAGGTACGCCACTTCTGAAGAGCACTGGACTGCTGCTTTGACACCAGCCCATTGTAAACATCTTCAGGATCAACAGTGGCGAATTTGGTTTCGGATTTACCGATACCGAAGAAGCAACGTCGAGCGTAACCAGTTGAAAGCATGGAGTAAAACTCCTCTTCCACCTTGGCTCCGTCGAACAGTTTGCTGTTGGTTCCAAACATCAGCATATTGGCCGGGGTCATACCCCCGATATCAATGCCTCGTTCGTTGTCTGGAGTGTTCTTCACGAGCTTGGCTTTGATCTTGCCAAGGTCATAGAGTTCGAGGAACACGTTCAGAACCTCATTGTTGCCCAGCAGGTTCGAGCCGATCTCATCCATCTGGAAGTTGATCGAGCCTACACCTGCAAGCAACAGTTTGTAGCGAAGCTGCTTTACAGCAGGACCAGTGCCTGAGTCAAAGATGAAGGGAGCATGTCCCTGCTTCTTGAAGTCACTGTCTAATGCTTCTTTTTCTTTGGCTTCATCTCCACCCTTTGCAGCAGCGATATCCACTGCGAGATTGAAAAGATTGGTTTCAGCAAGGTTGTAGAAACTGCCGTGCATGAAATTTTCACGAAAGTCAGCCAGCACATTTTCCATCAAAGAGACAGAATGACCCTTACCAAAGCCAGATGTGGCCAAGGCAATCGAATAGATGTTCACAGGGATCTTGCCACGTTCTGGGCTGTTGATCGTGGTTCTCATAGCCGAAGGCATCAAGCCAAGGAAATAGGCTACCTCAGCTTGAAAGAAGTCACGATTCACGTTGCCAGTTCGATGGCAGAGAAGATCCACAAGTTCTTCCATTGCGGGATGGTGCGGAATGCTCTCGATGACCGAACGATCATAGAAGTTAGTCATCTAGGAAATACTCCTTGCGTTGTTCACAGACCGAAAAAGCAGGGCAATACTCACATGCCTTGACCTCACCCTTGACGGTGACGATGGTTCCTTTGCCTTTCAACTTCAGATGTGCATCTACGTCTGCATAGTTGTCGAAAGATTTCTGAGCACGCCCCCCTGCTTTCGCAGTCTCAGGGTTGGCGTAATACTTGAAGCTGTCAGGTTGTTTCCACAATTCCTTGTCAGAACACCGAACCATTTTGT